CGTTTTCCTTGTCTCATATAGCCCTTAGAAGGCTTATATAGTGGAGTAAAGTGGAGCATAGTGGAGAATATATACTATAGATTACCTATCATATACTATAGTTATATCTATTTAAACAATACTATGTAATGGGTCATGAGAGTATCATAACGTAATCGTAATGTCAACAGGGGCATATGCATTATATGATGGCATATTCCAGGGATATTGTCAATAGGGTCGTAAAAGGCATATTTGGCCCACATTGTCAACATATTTGTATAACAAAATGATATAAAATTCTGACAGATTTTGGCTATATTATGCCTAATTCATTATATGTTTTATATGATAATATATCTAATCTAATAGATTCTTATGGAAATTCCAGGGATTTTTATAGCTTGGTCGTAAACGAATAATTTTGCCCACATGCCCACACATAAAAAATATCCACAAGACCTGTGGAAGATCCTGTGGATATATTGGGCTATATTAGATTAGTTTGATCTATGCATTGATTGGTTCAAAGTTAGCAATATAGTCATTTAGTCTATCTGCCATCATCAAGGCTTCTGATGTATTTCCTTCCTCCCAAGCGTTATCAAATTGTCCCGCCGTTTGTTTGATAATTTCTACACATAGTTCCATTACCTTTGATTGAGTATAATATCCACAACCATTGACTAATTCTCTAGCCATAATTACTGGATTGAACCAATGACTATCCATTGCTTCCAATACCTTCTCTGCTGCTTTAGTTTCTATTGAACTTGCTTTAGCCATTTCCGCCCTCCGTCTTTGTAACTATTGATTGTACCAAAAATAAGAGACGGGGTCAAGGACCAACGAAGCCCTAACCCCGTCCCAAGTTTTACTTCGCTTTCTTAACAGGTGCCTCTGATGTAAATGTAATGCCCTTTGCTGTAGCTTCCGCCAAAGCTACCTTAGCAGCTCCCGAGAAACGTCCACGGACGCCAACTGTAATGCCTTGTGACTTTAGATATTCACGCTTTGTTGTCATTTGATAATCCCCTTTCAAGAGATGTTTTATTTATTATAGCAACTTTTCACGGATTTGTAAATAGTCGCCGTAAGCCATTTTTCTTGCCCTATGCTAGATCTGTTTGTTCTATTCTATCTTGTATTAGTTTAGATACAATGTTATGAGCTTCGTCTACCTCGTGTAGAGATCCAGACCATAACAAAGCTTGGGCCTTACTTAACTGATCATTGATGTACTGATCACTCATCCTCATCTTCGTCCTCTTCTTCCTCTTCTTCAAACATTGAGTCAACAATGTAGTCACGGCTTAACATCCAGTCAAGGACGTCATCATTGTGCTGTTCCGCCCCGTACTCCAGGGAGAAGCCCATACCAGCCTCCACAGCCTCACAGAGGTGGTCCCACATCTGATCGATAGTAACGTTATGCCTGTAGGTCTCATCCTCAAATATGTTGTTAATGGTAGACCAAGTCCATAGCCAAACTAAGGATAAGCCTAGGTCCGTTGTATCTAGAATCTTTAAACATTCGTTTAGTTTATCTTTATCTTCAGGCTTCATTACGTGCTCCAATCGCAAATGATAGTTGGTATGTTAGATTATATAGTTCTACTAGAGTATCTAGTCGTCCCTCTGCCTCTGTACGTGCCATTGAATCCATTGCTTCTTCGGTCTCATTTTCAATTGACTGAGCCCAAGCCAATTGCTCTTCGGCAATTAACATTAGATTCTTTAGTTCGCCATGCATTATATCTAATCCATTAACACCTGCGTCAACTAAGCGCTGGAGGTGCAAAGGAAGTTCATCATCCTTATATAGAGTTTCCATATTAGACCCTTTCGTTAGAGTTATTCATTATATCAGTCGCCACTGACAATAAATGTTCGGTTGCCATAATTTGTCCCTGGATATTAATCTTAGATTGAACATTGTAATCACCCTCTAAGTCCTGGTTAAGACTAATTAGATGTAACTTCATATACTCCAAGAAGTATGATGATTTATTCATAATGATATTCTCCAGTTTCTCTATTGTAGTATCTTACCATAGAGCACTGACAAGTAAAAATTCCAGGGACATCTGAACACTCCCAGTAATGGCTACATTTTTCCCCTACTTTAATCAAAGTATCCCTCCGCCCATAGTCCTTGCAAAAAGCTGACCGCATCCTCCAGGTCTTTTCTCAAAGGCTCCTTGTCCATTAAATCGGACGGGGTCCTAAGATAGAATAACTTAGCATCGTGTACAGCATTAGTCATACGATCTAAATCCTCTGCAGTGTAACCTAGCATAAGTCATACTCCATATCCCAAGATACATCAGGCCAACCTAAATCATATCTTGTACTATCAACTTCACCTAGGTCGTCTAGATGTAGATTAATTTTCTCGTGTGCTTCTTTCTCATTATTAGCCATTACACTACCTGCTAATTTAATTACGAAGTTATAGTTATTCAAAGTAATCCTCATCAATTTCTGTTAGGTTATAGAACTTATTAAATTCAGATTGAATAAACTTATCATCTGACATCCAAGCAAATTGCTTATCAGCATAGTATTGCCCTTCATCTAGATTAGAGTTAATCCAACTTTCTAGTAGTTGCTCCGATATATCTGAATATACAGCGTCAATTACCATTTGATTTACATCTTCTAAGAAACTAGCCATTTAGTGCCTCTTCCTGTGTGTAGGTCTTAATAGGTAATGTTAGCATATGGGTCTGACATTCTTTCATAGCCTCTTCGTCTCTCCAAGAGCCGTGCTCGCATTCAGAACAGAATTCACCGCAGTCATTCTCACAATAAGACAATGTGTCATATGAATCACATTCATTACAACGATTTTCATATTCAACTAGTTCCTTTACTTCACCACGGACAATCTCATATTCCCCACCCCAACCTGTCTCTTCCTCAAACTCTAAAGTAAGCAGGCAGTTAGGAACAAGATTAGATAGTTTAGTTAAGATAGTTACAGCAGGTGACCAAGCAGTCTCATACTTATAGATAACCCAGTTGTCATCACCTTCTGATTTATATTCAAGCAATTCTGTTTCAGGATATTCATCACCGTCACGGACGGCTACATCCCATTTAGTTCCCCAATTAGAATTATTCCAAGAATACCAATCCTTCTGAGTCTTAGCGAATGCAACAGACTTAGCAAACCAATCAGGGTCATTTTGTATATCATAGTTACCACGAACAGGCTGGCAGGCATACTCTTCATCAGTAATACCTTCATCTTTATATGAGTGGATATTAAAGAAAGCAAAGACAGGATTAGAATAACTTACCTGTTCAATTTTGGTGGGGAAGCCTGAAAGACTAATATCACCCATACCATATGTCTCTTGTGCTAATGTAAATGGAGCATTCAATCTATCTTTAATCATATCTACCTCAGACTTAGGTCCTTGGATAGTTAATGTGTTATAACACCAATTTGGCATTTTATATCCTTTCGTTGATATGGCTTAATTATACAATGGACCACTGACAATTGGAATGGTTTATGGGTGTGAGTCACACCACATTTTCCATCCAATGTGGTCAATATCACAGAATTCCAGGGCTTTTAATATTGTTTCCGTAAGCAAAATATGCTACCCTTATTTTTGCGGGCCGATCACGATTTGTCAAGTAGCTTGTACAGGCTGCTAGAGGTTCACCAACGAAAGTAAAAGAACTCTGCTTTATTTAACCCCTGGCCTTAAGAGACTATAGGGGCACCCTACTAGATTAATTATACAGTAGCCCTTGAATACTTATTAATAAATGAATCTAATGTCATTGTAAACATTGGCTCATCTTGCATTCCACGGACCTTATATTCAGTTGATTCAGACCAAGGAGCCTCTTCGTGTAAAGAGAAAGTACCAGTCGACCAATCAATTAAAGGTATCTTGTGCTCGTTGTCTAGAATGCCATTAACGGTTAATCCCCAGCCTGTTGTATCGTGCCACTGGTCCCCTACTAAATGTGAAACACATATACGTGTTGCATATGATTCATCCGTCCAACGAGAACGTGCTGCTTCCACAGCGCTTGCTAGATTACCTAGCATATCGTGGCCTGCCCAATGTCCATATAGCACAATTGTTTCACCATTAGATTGTCTAAATCCAAAGTTTGCTCTGTCGCCCATTTTATTCCGCCTTTGTTAGTTGTTGGTCCTGCTCGTAGTTTAGTAATTGTATCATTTCTTTGGCCCAATCCACAAGGGTTTCACCCTGTGAATTTTTGTGGTGCCCGCAAAAGAATAAAGACATCTCATCTTTCTTAGCTTCCCACATTGCTTGAGCTGCACATTGGTCACACTTCAACCATTCAGCCATCACAGTGAGCCACCTTCCATCATTTCTGAAAGACGGTCTAAGATCCAAGAGTCTATGTCTGCGATATCAATCTCTGATAACTTTTCAATAATCTCTTCACGAGCAAATTTATACCCGTCATCAAATCCATCTCTATAGTCTGACATTTTATCTCCCTGTGTATCCTGTTGGCTCGTAGTCTGATGTATAACTTTCAATTAAATTATACTTATCACGAATGCGACTTACCTTCTCTATACTACCAGTTCCGATGTTGAAAGTCAACGGCGATAATGCAGTTGGGTCTAGCCCAATTATTTGTGCATCCCAATAAGCCATCTCCATAGATAGCCTATCGGGAGCAGTCAACTCAAAATACATTAGCGCTCACTAACGTTACATACTTCTTGGTCGGTAATTTCAATGTTACCGTTCTGTGAATCAGCAAAGAGAGCATCTGTAACTTCTGACTCAAGGTCTAAGTCATAATCGTTTTCAAGAATGTTATATGAATATGTTCCGCTAACCTCGATAGATGCGGTAAATTCAAATTCTCTTATTAGTTCAATTGAAAGCGCTTCAGCAATTGCACGAAGTGTTTCTTGGTCATCTGAATCAGCATATGCCTCGCAGATAATTTCTTTAGCCGCATCAATCTTGCCTTGGAGAACGTTATTGTGCTTCTGTGCTTGACGTCCATTGTGTAGGTCCCATTCAATGCTGGTAACCTTATCAGTTGCATATTCTGCATCTGAGTAACCACGGATTACTTTGTAGGTAACCAATAGATTAGAGTTATATGTATCGGGAACTGTTACTGCAGGTGTTGATTCTTCCATTGTTTCCTCTTTCGTTAGGGGGGTATCTGTATACGGTATTGTAGCATCTTCCACTGACAATAGGGTGCAAGCGGTCCCACATCTGCATGTGAGGTCCATCACACCTGCTGGCCAGCCATATCCATCCTTGAATGTATATTCAATTAGTGCATCACAATCGCTTGTGCACACCCAGGTGTACTTCTGATACTTTGTCATGTCGAGAATTATACACGCATCCACTGACATTTACAAGCTTTTCCAGGGCTTTTTATATGTGTTCCTTAACACACTTTTTTCTCCCTTAATACTGCGGGCTTTTTGCGATCTGTAACGGACTTGAACCGTCGACCTCTACCGTGACAGGGTAGCGCTCTAACCAACTGAGCTAACAGACCAATAAAAAATGTGAGCAGTTTTAAATCTTGCTCAGGATTTATTTTTATTTAGAAAGCAGAAACCAATTTCTTGATTTTGTTTTTCTCAGCAGTTAGAATTGGGTCAAAGCCTGATGCACCAGCCATTAGTGTTTCAGAATTGCCACGACCTGAACGATAATAATCAAGGCGCTCAGTTAGTGCGTTGAATGCGCCCCACTTAGTTCCTTTGATGTTAGCGTTAGTTGGTGAGTTATGATAAAGGTCATCAAGAAGCACAACCTTATTCTCCCACTTAGTAAGTGCAACCTTTGCTGCATCTTTATCTGGCTTAGGATAAATTGTCTGAATCAACTTAGAGAATTCAGCATCAGTAATTGCCTGAGTGTAAAGCGATTGTGCTTCTTTCTCAAACTCATCAAAGTATCCAAGAGCAAGCCCAAGAGTTTCACGAGCAACTTGAATGCGCCCGTCAACAGATTGTGTATGACGAATCTTGAATGATTGCTTAGCATTACGCATTGCAAGATTCAAAGTGTTTTGGCATACAACACGAACAGGAGTAACGGCTGCCTGAACGGCAACAGAACCATCGTGTGAAGTCCATACAATGAGATAAAGTTTTGTCTCATCGTTAGCGCCTTGTGGGTCAAGAACCATTGTGCGTGGAATGTCCACAGTTCCGAAAACCACTTTGCCCTTCTTTAGTGAGCCAGCAGATTCCCAACGGCAATCGGCATTGGCATCGTGAATTGCATCAGCGAATGCGAATAGTTCCTCATTCTGCACAGGCTTGTAACGCTTGCCTACAGTTGCGAGAACATCTACACCCTTGTTGAATGGGTTATCACGAATGACAAGAGATGCCTGAGATACATCATTCCAAGATTCTGAAATGTGGTCGGTCAATGGAGATAAGCGAACATTCCAATTAGAAAGTTTTGCTTCATCAAGCATTAGACTAGTTGTAACTTCCTCATCTTTTGTAAAGATTCGGTTAGCGAGATTGTGCCAAGCAGGAGCACCACGAAGAGCAAAAGCAACTTCGCCGTTTTCCATTTCTAGATTATGAGCCATTATTTATTTCCTTTCGTTTGATTAGTTGTAAGTATAACATCTGCCACTGACATTATCAATAGATAGATACAATATGTCCGAATTGATCCGTGTGAGTAATCTCACAAAATTCCAGGGATATCCACAACCCCACTTAAACCTGTGGATAACCCCGCAGCTCTACGGGCATCTCAAATAATAAGATGAGGCGGGATTCGGATACTCCCGCCTCAAGCTTTATTTAATTAAGGACTTTACGTAATTAACTGTTTCCATAGGAAAGAATGCAGCGGACGTTTTCTTTTTATTTTTTTGATCATACACGAACGCTTTTACATTTCCATCAAATCGTTTTAGATTTGAGAACACGAGTTCTTTTAGGCTTTCGTTATCATAACCTTCATCTGAATAAATTGTTAGGTCATTTGCTTTTACTTCATCAAACATTTCTATTTTGAAACGCATTGTATTACCTTTGTTAGTAGTTGTCCCCGAAGGGAGAGCAGTTTGGCAACTTACTCAGGTTGTTTGGGTTTAGGTGTCTAGACTTTGTGTGCTAACCCCCCAAAACCTATTTAGAGATAACGAGCAATAGCATTGTAAGTGCTTGTGCTAACTACTTCCTCATCTGTCATTTTGAGAATACGGATAGCGTTATCCATTTCCTCTACCATCTCGTTGTAAGTATGGCGGTGGATTTCCTCGTAGTCCTTTTGAGGTTCAGCAGGAAAATCTTTTTCATCAACTACTAAATCAAAATCAACATTTAGAGTTTTGTTCCATTGACGATAGTTGGTGCGTAGATTTTCAGACTTGGCTATGTTAGCAATAGCCCACTTGCCAATTTCTTTCTGCCACTTTTCACGGGACTTCTGATACTTAGCCTCGTATTCATCTTGCTTTGCGTAGTCAGCCTTTACTTTGGCTAACTTTGTTTCTAAGGCTTTGATAACCTTAGCAGTAGGTATCTTTACCTGTATTGCTTTTCCTCTACTCATTTGTTTCCTTTCGTTGGTTGGTTGATTAGTATAGCAGGGGGGTCTGACATTTCCACCCGAAGGTGGAGAGTTCTTACTTACGACATTGGACTAGATACTCTCAAAACTGTCCCTGTTTCGTTTTAGGTATTATCCCAAAAGGGTCTTAGCAGATACTGAAGTCCAGCGAGTTTCCTTGCTAGGTAGTTCCAGTAGCACACGCACCGAGCCAGATGCTTGTGGGTGTATCTCTTTGATTACACCTGTCTTTTTTGACTTCAGGGTGGTGAATAAATCTCCGACCTGATAGAGTTTTCCTTCTATTGTCATTTTTGCCTCTTTTCTTTGTTAGGTGGATAGTATAGCATTGGGGTCTGACATTAGTCTAGCCCTATCTCATTATTTGAGAAAGTTATTGTGTGATGCTACTCACACTCAGGTAGCCAAAATTGTAAGTGGTGTTGGTCTATGATAGCGGAAGCGGGTGCTGTATCTAATCCTTTATAAGATACGCCTTCAGGCATCGTTATCTGTCGATCAAAATCCTCATCGTAGTATGCGTCAATAGCATCTATGCAAGGTTGCACCATAGAAAGTGGAACGGGCGGGTAATGATTACCCTGTAAGTGATAGGCTAATTGTGTTTCTAAATCTAATACACTATCGGCTAATCCGATTGCTGTTACGCTTCCCATTAGTTAGCCACCTTTAGAATTGCGTAAGAGCCATTTTCGTTTATGTTGTCAATTACTGGTTGGATAGCAGATACTAATAAATCTTTTAGCATTGACTCTAGCATTTCAATTTGTCGTTGTGATTCTAATTGTAGAAATTGTTGTGCGATTGGGTGTGTTTCGTCAAACTCAGTTACGAATTTGAGTGAGTGTTCTACTTGTGTCATTTGTAGCCTTTCGTTGTTGGATAAAAGTATTATAGCATTAGCCACTGACATTACCTAATCCATTATGGGCGTGTCGCAGCTTTTGTGATAATACTCACAATTCCAGGGGTTGTGGATAACCTTCATAACCCTGTGGATAACCCCCTATATATACGGGCCAACTTGATCTTTGTCAAGTCGACACGCCGCTATAGCTTAGTAAATACATACACAGCTAATAAAACGGGGAGGATAGATATAAGCATGACTATTGATCCGCCAATAATACCGATAACCTCATACATTATTTCTTACTCGCAGAAAATCTAATATCCGCCTTACCATAAACACATAGGCCACAAGATACACAAGCGGACCCATTGCTAGAAATAAGTGGAATTGATTTCATATTTTCAGGACACTTAGCACCAGGCTTGCCAGTCAATTCTTTCATTGTGTCTTCGGTTGCAGCGAATGTCTTTCCTAGATAGGCAAGACGTATCTTAGAATTAGTTTTCAAATCGAATGCTATTTCTTTATTCTCATCATCGGTTGAATAGTATAGAGATAGATTAGATACATCTTTTAGAATAAGCGCTGCGTCTTTCACACGTGTGTATACCCAAAATTGAATATCGGGATGATTTTCAATAATTACTTTCCAGGCATATGTATAAGTATCATTGAAGAAGTCACCGTCCCAGTGGATACGGAATAACTTAGGAGCGTCTTTCTTTTCACAATCGGCGATAAATTCTACAATCATCTCATCTAATAGAATGAGCATTGTATCCATATCGGCATTGCGTAGCAATTCCCAATTGTGTAGCAGATTAGTTTTTACTCCTGGGAATAGTTTTTCCAATTTGCCTGCGTAGCAAACAGTCTCACAGATAGACGTTGCACCAGGACAAGAAAAGTCTTTTCCTGCAGGTAGCCCGAACGTGTTCGCAATTGCGGCTTGCTTTCCATTTTTTGTGACAAGGTTAGCCACCTTTCTATCATTAGAACGTTTTAGTTTCATTGGAGCCCAATCGTTGGTTGAATGGCAAGTATAACAGAATGGACCGACATATTCCAATCCTGGCCCAGCTTTCCAGGGTGATTTTGATCACACCCTTAACGACACGCCCGACCCCGCACATAGCTGCGGGATTTTGCGTCACGTGTCAAATTTATTTTTATGTTTGATCTTGCGTGTGTATTTTTTTTTATTACGAACAGGTTGCGCCGCATTACTGCGGCGCAATTCCTGAATTCGTTTTACTTTATCTTGAAGTGAAGTTAGGAACATTATAATTGCTCGCTTCGTGAAATCGTGTTACATCAAATCTCGGATTATCTTTCGCAAACATTTCTGCAAAATCGTGAACGAGTTTAGAAAATAACGCTGGGTGAGTTTTATTGCTTGCATACTTTAGAATTTCTGCGGTTGCAATATAGTCCTTTCGTGTCATCATTTTACGACCACCCTTCTATCTTCTCGGTAAAATATTTTTGTGTAGCATTTCAATGAAGGCGTATAAATATTTACAGTTGAATATTTATCTGCAAAACCCCAATCAACAAAATCAAAAAAGGTTTTCCACGCTTGCATTTCATCTTCATAGTCGCAAGACCAATGAGGTGAACTTTCATCATAGGCTAGAGTTATTCTATACATTAGTTTCCCTTTCTTTAGTTACGCATTTACATTGTGTTACAAGTATTGTATCAGTTTCCACTGACACAATGGCGAGAGTATCGCAATTATCGCAAATCCACATTCCAGCAATTTCAGACTGCGATTTCATTGGCAACCTCTTTCCATTCAAAACAATAAGAGTCTGAAACAAAAGTGTTTTTCACAACGCTATCAAATAAAGATAACGCCATTTCTTCATCTTCTGCGTCTATGTCTAGCCAAACGCCAAATGTGTATTTATTCATTCGTTTTCTCCATTCGCAAATAGAGAGCCGTCAAACGCACCTTCATTGACTAGACCTAATTCAATGTTGAATAATTCATCGGGTGTTGCTTCGGATAAATCTACCCAGCCAGCACCTTCGTTATCCATACGAAAAATTTCAATGTATCCCATTATTCAGCACACTCACATTCTTTAGAGTAATCAAATTCGCAATAATAGCAACCCATAATTTCGCCGTGTTCTTTACAAGAGTGGCGGAATTGTTGTTCATCACAACAGAAAAATAGCAAATCGTGAATTAGATAAAATTCGTTTTGGTCAATTACATCAGATGAAAAACTTTTCATTTATTCACCAACCTTTACTGCGATTGTTGCGAATTTATTTCGCAAGCCACCAGCATTTATTTCGATTAGATACGCTTCAGTTTTATCGCCATACCAAATTTCAGGGCGAGCCTTAGCAGAAATAATTTCACCAGAAAAGTGGCGAGAATTAGAGCGATAGTTTTTTCCTACAAGTAGGCTTTCGATTGTGTATAGTTTAGTTGCCATTAGTGGCACCTTCTTTCGTTGTTGTTGTTATGGACATTGTAGCAGTTAGCACTGACAAGGCTTCTGCCTTGCTTGCTTGACGGGTGGCGGTAATGTGCGCCTTGAATTCGTCTAGGTTCATTTCTGACCTTCTTTCGTTGTTGTTATAGTAGACATTATACACGAGCCCACTGACATTTTCACATTACTAGCCAGTAAGTCCACATAGTAAGACGCTCAACCTATGTGATACTAATCACACAAATATGTCCGATATGTCTGTCAAATCGACACGCCGCAAATTCAAGGGTGATTTTTATCACGCCCTTAACGACACGCCCGACCCCGTGCCTGTGTGCGGGATCAGCTTGATTTTGTCAAGCCGACACGCCGTTATTTATTTATTCATTTTCTAATTCCGCTAAATAATCTTGATGCTCTACTAATCCAATCGCAAACGCAACGGGATCGCAACACTCTAGAATTTCGGCGGGTGTAAAAGTTGAGTAACCGATTTTTACAGTTGGATAAAGGTCATTTAGTAAATCTATAAAACTATCTTTGACATCTAAATCTTTCTCAAATTGTGACTTAGTCATTTAGTCCCCCATTTTTTATATCTTTGATTACGGCAATTAGTAGCGGGATAGTTACGCCCGCTAGTAGTAATTGGACGGCGGTAGTTAGTAGGCGATTAGTAGTCATTATGCGTTAGCCTTATCTCTTAGTAGTGTTATAGCGCTATCTATTTGGTTATACGCATTAGCGCAAGAGTAGCAATAGGTTTCGGTTACTATCCCGCCTAGCATTAGCGCATCTATACCGCTATAAACTAAATCGGTATTATTACAGTTGATTACTTTACATTCTTTCATTACTTATTCTTCTTTCTCTTATAAATCTTATAGGCGATTAGTGCTAGGGTGGTAAGGATAATAGTGTGCCAAGGTAGATAGATAGCCCCTAAGAAACTATCTAACTCAAATCCGTATTCGTTAGTTATGTGTAACTCAAATCCGTTAGGTATCATTATTAGTTATCCCAATCTAGTGTTAGTGATTTAGATAGTTCATCTTCATCAAAGTCATTTACATCTAGAAGGCTTATGTTGCCTTCTGCTAGTGCCTTATTATAGGCTTCTTCTTCTTCTAGATAGACATAAGCGTCCGCTACATCTGCCTGAATAGTATCCCATTTAGTCATCATTACATTTCAACCTTTCGTAGGTGTGCTACTACACCTTTAGAAACCTTTTGTAGGTCTGCTACGACCTTATTCATTTCATCTGCTGATGAAGCCTTGAAATCAACGCCTAGTAGTTGAGCGCCGTCCCATATTGAGTATGTTATTGTCATTATCTGTTCTTCTTTCGTTAGTAGTTAGTTAGTTGTTGAGCGGTTATTTGCTAGGCTCACCTTTCGGATTATTTGCTAGGCTCACGCTCTAATTCTTATTTAGTTGTTATGCTGTAATTGTAGCCGATAGGGCTGACATTTACAAGCGACACGCCGTTAGGCGCTAGTGTGATTTATACCACACAAGGCTCAATGGTAAAGTCCTCGTCATTTCCGACATAGACCTCGCCCTTGCCGTGGCAATTTGAGCAATAGGTAGGGAGAGAGTATAGGTGTTTTAGCAACGCCTTTCTCTCATAGGTAGTCAATTCGGGGTGGTTAGACTTCACGCCCCCGTGTTGATATTCATAGACAATTTTGTCTAGTGTATTTTGAGTGAGCATTTGATTGCTCCTTTCTTTAGCGGATTTCTTTACCGCTTGTTTTTCTTTATACCTTTATCATAGCAGGGGGGACTGACATTTAGACCCCTTTTCTCGGGCGTGTCGGAATAAATCTTTGTGATGTCAATCACACTCACGCTCAAGGTCATTAGAGTATGTGCGGACTATATATACAAAACGGACATTTCAAATATGTGTATCATACAAATTAAAAATTTATTAACATTTTGTAAGATCTTAAATACTAGTTAACTGGAAAATAAATACAGTATAATTATATTATGACAGTTTACAGTAATTCAAAAATGAAGCTAGGTCCTCAATGGGAAAGAATCGGTATTCAAAATTGGGTATGGAGAAATTTTCTTTCTGCTGATGAGATCAAAGAAATCATGGAAGAGTGTGCAGAACAAGAAGCGGCAGGAACAGATTTTGACTCTAGGCATTCCTTTGACATTAAAGGCTTAAACAAATACAAAAAAAGAATTATTAACTCCATATTTGGTCAGTATGATAATGACTTTAGAATTCGAGATATGAACAGGATAAGTATTAGGCCAGTAGGAGCTGGGCATATAATTCACTCAGATGTTGAAAACTGCGTAGCTAAACTTTTAAAATTAATGGTTGGATCAGATGTTACAGAGAATGTCCAAAAGCATTGGACTGGTGGCTTTGGAATGATTTTATACTTTAATGATGATTACGAGGGTGGAGAGATATGCTATCCATTAAACGGAATAGAATATAAGCCTGCTGCAGGAGATATTGTAATACACGAAATAGAAGCTGTACACGGGGTAAAAAAGGTAAAAAGCGGTAAAAGATACACACACGCTACTGGTATTGATGTATTAATAAATTTCAATAAGTCTGAATACGATAAATCAAAATGGCCATGGTCTGAATTTGGATATGTAAGAGATCCAGAAGATTTTTATATGGATATTAAAAAAAGCCCAATATTACATCAGCCATTAGCAGATTATCAAAAAATTTATGTTGAAGAGAATTTATACGCAGAAGAGTCATCTCCTAAACAAACTGGATCTGATCCATTAAATAAATCAGATACATATTCAAATTAGTCAACTAGAATATGATATACTAGTAAAATGATTAAAGCGCAGAAAGTATTAACTATAATTGGCATGATTCTAGTTGCAGTCTATTGTTTAATTGGAATATTGCTGTGAAGTGTGACTTTTGCGAAAATCCAAAATATGTTGAGCGTCTTAACGCTAAAGGCATACTTGAAAACTTTTGCACTCATTGCATCGAAAAGTTAATAAGGGGCGGGGTAAAGTAAATGCACGAGAAAATTCAAGAAGCTATAGATCTAAACCAGGTTGCAGTATTTAGATCATATTTTACAGAATCTCCAACATGGTATGATGTTATTGAGTTAATGCATAGAGCTTCCAGTAGCACAAAGCAAATATTTTCTGATGACCCAAGAAGTATTTCTGGAACTATACTAACATACAACAGACTAGATCCAGTTATTGTGGGAGCGCTAGACTTTAAAGATATTGGCATCTACAAAAAGTTTTTGCAAAATGAGGATAAGTTCACAGAACTATTTGGCTACAGATTGCTTAATAGTGGTCCAAAGGTTATATGTAATCTGATTGGAAACGAAGCAAACGGCTACTACATTCATCCAGATAACCACAATGTATTTCTTTGGCACTGCGAAGGTCAGGTTGAATGGAGAATTTACAAAAATATCTCAGAATCTGATTTTCACAAAACTGAATCTGAAGCAGAATATGAGTCTATAGTCTTAAACCCAGGAGATGCAATTTTTTGTCCTATTGGAGTAGTTCATCAAGTAGTAGTGTCTGAGCCTAGAGCTTCTTTTGTTTTTGCGTGGTGATATAATATTATTATGAGATATCTTAAAGATCAATATAAAGAATTATGTCCAGGCGTCCATGTTTGGGAAAATTTTTTATCTCAAGATGAGCTAGTTCCAGTTATGGAAGAGATACTATCTTCTGATTGGACAACTACTGACCATGTACGTGGACTAAAAAGCTTTCTTCAATATAAACAAAGAATGTTAGACTCTGTAAATATGCCAGATGCTGTTTTGCAAGATTTTGATCATTGTGTTGTAAGATATGAGAGTATGGGATTTGATCCACATGTCGACATTTTAAACTTTGCAAATACTATATACAACAACGAGATAGACAAAAACTCCGAATTAGAAAAAGTGGCTTTAGTAGAGGCTAGATTTGGGTTTATTTTATATTTTAATGATGATTATACTGGTGGAGAAATATGTTATCCAGAATTTGATTTTTGCTACAAACCAAATGCTGGTGATTTAGTAATACACGACATAAAGAATATACACGCAGTTAAAAAAGTAAAATCTGGAGCTAGATATACTCACTCTGCACAACTATCTGATAATTTTTATGTAACCAAAGAAACACACGCATTGATTGATTGGCCAGAGACTGAGTTTACTTTGGATGATTCAAGATTTCATTATACGGTTAGACACGGGAAATCAAACAATACAAGATTAAGTAAGTTTATGGAATCATACATAGACGAGCATCTCTACTCGTAGATTAAGGTTTGTAAACTACTGCAATTCCAGTAGGAAGCATTTGAACATCTATACCTAATGACTCAAAAAATTCTTTAACTGCAACTTCTGCTCCTGAAGAGTATGAATCATGAAGATCAATAAAAGCCATACCACCAGATACAATCTTAGACCATAACTCATTTAGAGCTATTTTTGTTGAAGTGTATAGGTTTAAATCAATATAAAGGAATGCAATGTTTTGAACTGTATCAAAATTTGCGGGGACCCTACAAACATTAATTTTTACATTATCAAATTGCTTAAGAACTGTTTCTGGTTCTGTTACATCGCACTTGTATACATTTTCTAAATAATACTCATTATCACACTCTATAAGGTCTTCAGCAACTACTTTTTCAAATGAGTCAAATAGGTGAAGTGTTGTTTTGCATTCCTTTGCCATATAAAAAGCTTCTTCGCCTCTATAAACACCACATTGAACATAATCTCCTTGAACGTGTGCAATTTGCTTTAATGCACTCCATAGGATGTAGTATCTTTCAAAGGGATCCCAGAGCTTTAGCTCTTCTTCTTCAGTAGCAGCTAAATTAAGTTCTAGAGATATAATTTCATTTAAAACTTCAAGAAATTCTGGGTCTAATTCTTTTGTTATCCAAGGCTCGATTGTGTAATTCATAAATTAATTATATCATGTATAGAATATTAGTCAACTAGGATTTACATAGAGTATAATTGTATTTATGACACAATCAATACACTTCATTGGAGATTCTCATGGTATTCCTTTATACAATGCTTTTTTATGTTTTACTAGGAATCCAATTGAAAATGAAAATACAATAATTCAACCTTATCCACAAGAAGATTATAGAGTTACATATGATAAAAAGAATGATGTTGAGTATCATTTTCATTCTGGGCCTGGTAGATTAGCCTATAATATTGATTATAATAATTTAAATTTTTCTAAGCAAATAAAAAGCGGGGACACAGTAATAGCCTATTTGGGTGAATGTGATATAAGAATCTATTTGCCTAAATACAAAAACACCAAAGAAATAGTAGAGGCTTATGTACATAATACCAAGAATCACTTCAAAGATAATCCAATATTCTTCTTGACTCCAGTTCCACCAATAGACCAAGGATATGGAGTTTCTAAGGATGATCCAGATACTATGAAACGGATTAACTATTGGTCTGAGCCTGAAGATAGATTAACTGAATATAAGATCTTTATGGATCACCTATCTAAAATGTGTATTGAGCTTTCCTTGCCCGCCCCTATTGATATTAGTTTTGGCCAAGAGTATCTTTCCTCTATACATAGAGATTCAAATATGGTTCATGTAAGAACAGAGCATGGCAAGAAGATAGCCAAAGAAATTATGAAAAGGTCTGACCTATACAACTAGACCACCATTGGCTCAACTGTCCTTAAAAGGCCATTGTAGCCCTTCTGTGGTATACCGTGTATTATTGCTCCACATTGTGTTTCACGTGAAACCATATATTCTAGTTGACTAGATATGCTCTTTCTCGCCGACGCACTTTTTTCGCACTTTAAGGCATGTAATATGCTGGATGTTTAATTAAATAGTCCATATAGACGTATCTAGTACCAGATATAACTGTTTTAGTATAATGTTCATATTCTATCCCAGATTTAAATATTAAAAGATCGCCAGCTTCTGGCTTATACTCAAATCCTATATTTGGGAATACTATCTCTCCGCCGCCGAAGTCACTTACATATACCGCTATTTTATAGGGTATGATTTCTTTATATAATTCCATTTTCTGTGAAAGCGAATGTTCTGTATTAGAAGATTCTCCAGTATCTATTTTAAGGAAATTGCTATGAGAGAAAATCCAAAATTCTGGGGCAAATAGATTAATAATCTTGTCGTGAAACTCTTGATCAATAATGTCTATGCTTAATTTGCCATCCCAATACTCCCCAGATATATCTCCTGGGACTGCATTTTCGTGTTTATGCCAGCTATCTTTTTTAAATGAAGAAAGCTGTTTTACAAAATGGTAGCATTCTTTTTTTGTAAGGAATCCCTTGTATAGGTAGATCCCTTTATGTATTTCTTGTAGGTTAGAGTGAGCCTCAAACTGTTTTAGCATTTACTTCGTCGTGGTCAAAAGGAAATGCATTTGCTAGCTCTACTCCTTCTAGTCCAGAAGCCTGCAACATTTTAATTCTTTCTGCAGTAAACTGTGGATTTTGCTTTAATGGTTGCATCCAGGTATGTTGAAATTTTTCAAAGTCTGTGTCAACATCTTTGATCTGCTCGTAATACTCTGGAGTCTTGTAATTGTAAAAAGTTCCTGGGTTGTCTTCTGCTTTTAAAACAAAGTTTGAAAAAGCATATCTAACTCCCTTTGTTACTTCCTTTACTCCGTGAGTATGAGGAGAAAATGCGCCATGGACTACTAGGTCTCCTCTTTCTGGCTTAAATTCTAATATTTTTGAATTTACATCTGGGTCTTTTTTAGATCCATCTTCATTAATGTTTACGTAAAAGATCTCTCCGCCTTCAAAGTCTCCAAAGTAAGCAACTAGGCCGTAATCTAATTCGCAGCAAGTTTTCCATACATCTACCTGTGAAAGTCTGTGGCATTCGCCTTTTCCTGGAGAATCTGAGTGGGTAAACATACCTTGCTTCATATGCTCACTTATAACTAATACGTTGTTTTGTGGGTGGATAACATATTCTGGATACAATAGGTCGCTAGCCTTTTCCCAAAGTTTGTGTAGGCCACGAATTGGTGGAGAAAGCTTATCCGCATACCAGCTAATTAATGTTTGTTCGTAGACATCGTCATACTTGTATTCTTTAAGTGCGTCTTCTACAATTTTGCACTCTTCGTCAGTATAGAACCCCTTAAATAAAAATACTCCGCTAGGTGTTCCATAATCGTCTGGGAAAAATGAAAGTCGTGTGCAATCTTCTCTATCGTAAAACATTATTTTTCTACCATCCTTCTTATAAGTTTTTCAAGTTTTGATATAGTTTTTTTATTTTTGTGCTCAATTTTACAGTTCTTGTCACACGCTTGTTGGTGATTAAACTGCGGGCTTGCCATAAACTTAGCAAAATGATGTGGTGCCATAGTAATTATATTATAGCATGCAAAACCCCTACGGAGGCGGATCCGTAGGGGTAATGTGCATTTTCATGCATACGCTAGGATTTACTCAACTAGCGTAATATTGTTTATTCTTTTGTTAAAGTAATGTCTTGCTCAAAAACCTTTTCTGCTACTTGTCCGAGCAAAAATGAAATTGAAGGGTAGAACTCAGCATTTTTTTCTTCTGCTTCTTCTTCTGTCATACCAATCTTAATCATTGCGTTTTTGTTTGCTAGCTGAAACTCATTAATCATAAGTTCTGTAAAGTCTGTCTTATTCATTTTCTTCTCCTGGTTTAAAAGAGGGGACTGGCCCTAGTAGGTATCCCGCCTGATGATATTCTATCATTTTTTCAACATCTTGTGAACCCACTACCTTATTTGCAATTATAGATAGTAAGTCATAAATTCTGTGTAGCATTATGTAGGTAACCATTGGTAGGTTATCTTCTAGATTACTAGTTTCCGCCTTCTGGTCTTCCTGCATCTAACCACCATATTTCTCTACCCATAGCATCCGTTTCGGAAACTATTCCTGACTCAAATTCAAACTCTTTTTTGTTCATCTACCAATTTTACTATATTTTCATACTTAGACAAGCCCAAGGTATTTTTATAATTGCACTCAAGGCAGTATAAGTATATAAGGGATTCTCCATCCCCGTTACATAAAAGAGAGCCTTGATCTTGTGGGCATAAAAGCTTGGGAACAAGGCCCTCTTCCGAAAGTTTAATGTAAGTAGACACGTACTGTATCTTCATTACACTTCCTTTCTAATTTGATGGGAATTTTAAATAAAATTCCTGTGCCCTTGGGGTTAAACCCTTCCAAGCTGACCAATCACTTCCGCCATTAGTCATGTAATACGCTATCTCTGCATTTTTAGTTGGGTCAAACAATGACTCATTTGACTTTAATTCAAATTTTTCTTTACGATCCACGCCGAGGCTACCCAACATATTGATCTGAAAAATTCCGTAAGAACTGTCTCCAGTATTCCTGTTACCATTATATGCTAGAGGTCGTCCGTTAGACTCTCTCTTGGCAATGGCCCAAGCCGTTTTAAGGGCTTTTCCTTCAAAGCCTACTGCTTCCAGTAGTTCTTTCAGTTCTGTGTCCGAAAGCATTTCTGAAGGCTTATAAACAGTATTGCTGTACTTCTCTAAGGTTTCTTTCTTAAGTTGTACTTCTGTCTTTGGTTGTACTATTAAAGCTTGTGCATATGTTGCATTAACTGTGTTGGAAAACAAAAACATTACTGTTAGTGTTATCGCAGCATATTGATGAACAATATCGCTTAAACTTTTCTTTATATTCTCCATTGGCATTTCCTCCTTTAGAGATAGCGAACTATAATCATACCATTGTGTTTGCAAATATGTCAAATACTTTTTGTCTTGACAAAGAATATCTATTTAGTATAATTCCAATAGGGGGGTCGGGGGGTCAGCAAATCAAATAAAATCAACATATATTATATATATGTATATATAGAGTATTATATATTATAGTTAACTAAAAAAGCAACATAAAGTTATTTTTCTTTTCTTTTATAAAAAAGTTTGATACACTTAGACTTCACTTAAAAAATAAACAATCCGTCAGTCGGAAGAAGAGGCGACACATGAAAAATACTATCGAAAACCCATATGAGAATTTTATTGCACTATCCAGATATGCTAAATGGGTAGAAGCAGAAGGACGTAGAGAGACATGGGGAGAAACAGTAGACAGATATTTTTCTTTTATGACAAATCACTTGCAGGAAAACCACAATTACATTCCAAATGAAAAGCTTGTTGCGGAATTAAAAGAGTTTGTGTTTGAAAGAAATGTAATGCCATCAATGAGATCAGTCATGACTTCTGGAGCCGCATTAGAAAGAGACAATGTTGCTGGATATAACTGTGCATTTTTACCAGTTGATTCTCCAAGATCATTTGACGAAACAATGTATGTTCTTATGTGTGGAACAGGTGTTGGATTCTCAGTAGAATACAAGTACATTAATAAGCTTCCCCCAGTCCCAGAAACTTTGGAAAAATCAACTACAGTTATTACAGTAGAAGACTCTAAGCAAGGTTGGGCAAAGGCATACCGTGAGTTGCTTGCATTGCTATGGTCTGGACAAATTCCAGCAATAGATGTTACTAAAGTTAGGCCAGCTGGAGCAAGACTTAAGACAATGGGTGGTAGATCATCTGGTCCACAGCCACTTGTAAACCTTTTTGATTTTACTATTGCGAAATTTAAAAACGCTACTGGTAGAAACCTTAAGCCAATTGAGTGCCATGACATTATGTGCAAAATTGGAGAAGTTGTAGTTGTTGGTGGAGTTAGACGTTCTGCAATGATTTCTTTATCTAACATTAATGACATTGAAATGGCACAAGCTAAGTCAGGAAACTGGTGGGAGCAAAGCCCACAACGTGCATTATCAAATAATTCAGTTGCATATTCTCGCAAGCCAGAAATGGAACAGTTCATTGCTGAATGGAAATCTTTATATGATTCCAAGTCTGGGGAACGTGGTATTTATAACGTAGCGGCAGCACAGGCACAAGCTGCAAAGTATGGTCGCAGAGATCCAGACATCCATTATGGAACTAATCCGTGTTCTGAGATTATCTTGCGTCCTTATCAGTTCTGCAACCTTTCAGAAGTTGTATTGCGTGAAAACGACACTAAAAAAGATATTCAGCGCAAGGTAGAGCTAGCAACTATCCTTGGTACATGGCAGTCAACTCTTACAGACTTTAAGTATCTTAGAAAAATTTGGAAAGACAACACAGAAGAAGAAAGACTTCTAGGAGTTTCTTTGACTGGGCAATTTGGTCACAAGTTTATGTCTGGTAAAGAAGATTTAATTTCACTAGAAGCATTCTTAATGACATTGCGTGAAAAAGCAAGAGAAATAAACAGAGAAGAGTCTGGAAAAATTGGGATTCCCGAGTCTGCAGCAATCACATGCGTTAAGCCTTCTGGAACAGTATCTCAATTGGTCGGGGTATCTTCAGGAATGCATCCTTGGCATTCTCCATATTATGTTCGTACAGTTCGTGGTTCAAAGGGAGATCCAATTTCAACATTCTTAAAAGAAGTTGGGATTCCAGTTGAAGATGATGTAATGAAGCCAAATGAGACTTATGTATTTTCGTTTCCAGTAAAAGCACCAGAGGGTGCAATTGTTAGAAATGACTTGACAGCAATTGATCATTTAAATATATGGCTTGTATATCAACGTGCATGGTGTGAACACAAGCCTTCAATTACAGTTTCTGTAAAAGAAGATGAGTGGATGGAAGTAGGAGCATGGGTATATAAAAACTTTGATGAAGTTTCTGGTATTTCATTCCTGCCTCATTCAGAGCATACCTATAAGCAGGCTCCATATCAAGAAATTTCAAAAGAAGAATATGATGCCCTAGTGGCAAAAATGCCTAGCAACATTCGCTGGGAAGATCTATCATTTTACGAGACAGAAGACGGAACCTCAACAAATGCAACTCTAGCCTGCAGCTCAGACGGCAATTGCGAACTTGTGGATATTTCGGCTTAGTGGTAAACTTATAGGATTGGGTAACACCAAAATTCATGGGCAACCCCGCCCACGAGGAGATGATAAAAAATGGCTATCAAAAAATTTGATAAAGCTGATTTAAATAAAGATGGGAAAGTAACTATGCAAGAACAAATCTTAGCAGCAATAGGAACTTACGGAAGAGCATTTTTGGCAGCAGCCACGGCTCTATATATGACTGGCAATACAAATCCAAAGGATTTAATTGCGGCTGGAGTAGCAGCAATTGCCCCAGTAATCCTAAAGGCATTAAGCCCAAGCAATAAAGAGTTCGGATTTACATCCAAGTAATTATTAGTCAATTGAGAATGCCCTTATGCTAAAATAGTGTAAGGGTATTTTCTTTTTAGGAGTAAAAATGGCAGCTCAAAAAAATTTTCAGGTAGACGAGAATGCAACGTTTACTTTTGAGTTGCAATACCTTGATGAAGATAACGCTCCAATACAATTAAACCACCACACAGCAAAGATGCAAGTTAGAGATACGCAAGGTGGGAAAAAATTAGCATTTACATTAACAGAGCAAGACGGTATTACAATAATACCTTCAATTGGTAAACTTTCAATTTCTATTTCTGCAGATAGGACTAAAAAACTTTTTTATCCAAAATCTGCTTATGACCTAGTATTGGTTGATCCAAGTGTAAACGTAACAAGACTTTTAGAGGGATACTTTACATTAAATAGGGCGGTAACACTATAATGGCAACCCGCCTGATTGTAACCGAAAATAATCCCCTAGTAGTAGTAAGAGCTTCTGGTTCCCCTGGAAGAACAATAATCAGCGGAGAGGGAAATCCAGCAAACTCTCTTGGAGTCCCAGGAGATTTTTATTTTGATCAGCTTACCACAAGGTTTTGGGGACCAAAATCTGCAACTACAGATACCTGGAGTATACAGAAAAGCTTTATCTTGGATAAGCAGATATCTTACATGTATTCATGGGAAATGAGCCAAATTACTGGACCAGTAAATGGCATATACTCTGTATCAATTAACCACAATTTGCAGTTCCACCCCAACGTAGCAGTTAAGTCAAGTTCTGGCGACTTATTAGAAACGGGAATAGACTATAATAGTATTAACCAAATAACATTGACAATGGCCCAGCCATTTTCGGGGACAGCATACCTGTCCTAAAAAGGAGATAAAAAAATGGCAAGAAAATTTTTAGTTAGCATTGATTTAAACAAAAATGAGTTACTCAATGCTAGAATTCAAAACTTAGGAACTGCACCATCGAGTCCAGTATCTGGTCAAGTTTATTATGACACATCAAGCAATGTCATGTATTACTACAATGGACTTTCCTCTCCTAATGGCCCATGGATGCCAATGTCTGCCTCACCAGAGGTTATACAAGATATTATTAGCACAGCAGTACTTGGCGGAACAGCATTAACTGCTACTTATTCAGATGTAGCAGGAACATTAACATTAGATTTAGATAACACAGCAGTAAGCACAGGGTCATACGGATCTCAAACAAAGATACCAACATTCACAGTAGATCAGCAAGGTAGATTAACATCTGCTGGTGAAGTAGATGTAGCAACAGAGCTTTCAATAACTGGAGATACTGGCACAACTGCAATATCACTACTTACAGAAGGATTAACTGTAAATGGCGGAGAAGGAATTGATGTTGCTGTAACAAATAATGCAATAACAATTTCTGGTGAAGACGCAAGCACAACAAACAAAGGCGTTGCCTCATTTGATGCAGCAGACTTTAATGTAAACGCAGGCGTAGTAACAGTAAAAGATATTAATTTAGACTCACAAACAACTGGCGACTATGTAGCAACTATCATTGGAACAGCAAATGAAGTTACTGTTTCTCCAAATAGTGGACATAACGCAGCCGTAACAATAGGATTACCAGACAACGTAGAAATTACTGGAAACTTACAGGTTGGCGGAAACTTAAATGTACTTGGAACTGTTAATTCTGTAAATACAACACAGATTAATATTGAAGACAATAAGGTAAAGCTTAATAGCACATTTACTGGTGCCCCTACAACAGATGCAGGAATTGTTGTTGAGCGTGGAACAGAAACAGATGTTGAAATTCTATGGAATGAAACATCAGATAAGTGGACATTAACAAACAATGGCACAAACTATCACGCAATTACTAGAAAGCATTCAGAAACATTAGGTGCATCAGCAACTTCTTACACAGTGACACACAATCTTGGTACAACAGATGTAACTGTTCAAATATTTGAATCAGCTACACCATTTGCTCAAGTAGAAGCAGATGTTCAAAGATCAAATGCTAATTCTGTAACTATTAACTTTGCCTCTGCACCAGCTGCTGGAGAATACAGAGTAGTTGTAGTAGGTTAATCGTGTCTAGACAAATGCTAGTCCCATTAAGACTTCTAGCTTTGTCAACAGACCCAGTTTTTGGACAAGTTGGCGAAATTTATATAAACACGATAACTAAAAATTTACGTGTTCATAATGGAACTACTTGGATAGAACTTACCCCACCTAGCACAGACCCAACACCGTTTTACATGCATACTCACACATTTGATGGAGATGTACACACAATTGATATTCAAAATCAAATTGATTTTAAAGCATTAGAAAACCCTAACACTCCAGGACTAGTTCTTCCATTAGTTATAGGCTATGACGGAGGAAGACCAGGAGACATTTTGGGTCAAGCTTCTTTTGAAGAAGAAACACTATTTGATGCAGGATTTTTTGATGGAACGCAAGAAACAGTAGAAACAGGAACAGGAGGCGGAGGGTCGGAAGACTTTGACGCACCATCACTTGACGGAGGAAATTCATAATGGCACTAAAAATTCAATTAAGAAGAGATATAGCAGCAAACTGGACAGCAAACAATCCATTGCTTTTAAATGGTGAAATTGGAATTGAAACCGATACATTAAAATTTAAAGTTGGTAATGGAAGCCAAAGATGGAACGCTATTGAATTTTATGCATTAAAGCCAGGAAGCCCAAATGGAGTAGCCACTCTAGATTCTTCTGGTAAAGTTCCGTTGTCACAAATTCCAGCCTTTAATTCAATTCAAGACTTAGAGTCAGCAATAACATCTGCCTTTAACTCAAAGACAACAACAAATATTGCAGAAGGTACAAATTTGTACTTTACCCCAGCCAGAGCAATTGCAGCAGGACAAACAGCATTTGATCCAATTGGTTCTGCCAATCAGGCAGTAGTAACTGCAGCAACTAATACTGCTACTAAAATAAATGATCTTATTAATTCTGCGCCAGGAACCCTTAACACTTTAAGCGAACTTGCAGCAGCCCTTGGTAACTCACCAGATACAATTACAAATCTTACAGCCTCAGTTGGTTTAAAGGCACCACTTGCATCCCCAGCATTAACTGGTGTACCTACAGCACCAACTGCAGCTATTAACACAAATACAACGCAAATTGCTACAACCGCTTATGCAAAAGCAGCAGCAGATGCTGCACAAACTGCAGCAGCAACAGATGCCACAACTAAAGCTAATTCAGCAATAACCACTGCAGCAACAGATGCCACTACTAAGGCAAATGCAGCTCAGGCTGCAGCAATAGCCGCAGCAGCAGCAGACGCTACCACAAAGGCTAACTCAGCACAAGCAACAGCAATTACCGCAGCATTAGCAGATGCAAACGCTAAGGCAGATGCAGCTAAATTGGCAGCAATAGCTGCAGCAGCAGCAGATGCAACCAATAGAGTTTTTACAGCTCAAATGGCGGCACAAGATTATGCAGACAACGGAGATATTGAAACAGATAGCATCCTACGTGCTCACATGAATAATACAATATCTACTTCTATAAATGCATTAACAACATCTGATATAGAAGAAGGATCAAATAAATATTTTACAGACCAAAGAGCCAAAGCTGCAGTTGCACTAGATATAGCAAATGCAATCGCCGCAATCCCAGGAGGCGGATCCTCATTAGCTTCAACTACAGATCTTGCAGAAGGCACTAATTTATATTTTACAAACGCCAGAGCAGTAACTGCTACAAATGCAGCAAGAACAAATGTATTGTTATCAGCACTATCTGCTGTAGATGATTTAAGAACAGAATTACACGCAGATTTATTAAACTATATACCAGTGTCTGAAATAAACGCATTAAGTGGAATTGCAGGATTAGATGCAAGCGGAAAAGTATCAGAAACAACGATACCATCAACAATTGCAAGAACATCAGATATTACTTCTGCAATAGCAGGAATTGTAAATACAGCACCAGCCTCATTTGATACACTTAAAGAGATTGCAGATTATATTGCATCAGATCAAACTGGAGCATCAACTTTAACAACTTTGGTTGGCACTAAATTATCTTCAACAACAGCAGCTACAACTTATGCTCCAATTGCTTCTCCTACATTTACAGGAACAGTAACAATACCAGCAGGAGCATCTATATCTGGTTTTGCTACATCAATTAATTTAACTGCCGCTCTTAATGAAGCAAAGGCATACACAGACACAGCCAGAAATGGACTTAATAACTCACTTGGAGATTATCAGCCAGAGTCTGAGAAAAATCAAACTAATGGATATGCTGGTTTAGATTCAAGCGGTAAAATTCTTGTTTCTGCAGTTCCAGTTATATCTAATTCAATGCTACAAAATAGTGCAATTACTATAAACGGATCATCAATATCTTTAGGTGGTTCAGTAAATACTGGATATACTAACGGTATAAGCGGATCAAATGTTAATAAGATTACTTATGGAGCCAGCGCAACCCCACCAGCCAGCGGAAATGTAGCTGGAGATATATATATTCAGTATTAAGGAGTTCTGATGCCACTAAACATTTTTGATGGTTCTAGTTGGAACCCCTTTAAAAAAATAAATATTCATGATGGTTCATCGTGGGTTACTGCTAAATCTGCACAGGTATGGGACGGAACTTCCTGGAAATTATTTTCAACTGGAGTACCAAAAAATACTGTAGCCCCAGCATTTTCTCAAACATCTGGATCAGAGGGAGCAGTAGAACAAACTTTATCTGTTACAACTGGCACATGGGAAAATACTCCTACTTCTTATAGATATGTTTGGGAAGCAGCACCATATACAAACTCTACTTACAGCTGGCAACCACTATTAAATAATTCTGTTGCACAAACTCAATCTACTGCTTATGTCCCATTTAATTATGTTGGATATTTGATTAGATGTAAAGTTTATGCAATCAACGCATCTGGTGAATCTGATCCTTATCTAGTAGAGCCAGGAATGATATTGGGCCCACAAACAATTCCAGTCTTTATGGCTTATCCAGTTTCTGACGGAAAAATATACATGCTGTGGCAAAAATCTAAGGGTGCAAACGGATACTATGTTCAATATCAGGGACCAAATGTTGCCTTTACCGAATTGATACTTCCAGCGCACAATGAAGAACCAGGAACATCAGTTGGAACTGAATTTGGAAACAAGTACTTAGATTTAGGAACAGACAAACGAGGCACCCTAGGCATAAGCATTTGGCCAACAAATAATTCAAACCCATTTTCTAATGTGCTTGGTTCAAGAATTCAAGGCGGAGGAAAATATGTTGGTCTAACAACAATAAGAACCTCAACTCCACCATCAATTAATAGCTCATCCATTTCTGCTACTCAATCAGCTCAATACCCAAGCCTTATGGAGCTTAGAATGAACGTTAGTGTTGGAAGTTATGGAAGCCCAGCAGGAACTTTAGATTATTATTGGGGTCCAGGATATGTTTGGAATGGCGGAAACTTTATGTTAGCCGACAGAAATGGAACAAATTTTTCTTGTACAGCTAGCATCACAAACTCAGAAGGAACAGCTAGTTCATCTGCTTCATATACTACAGATGTATATGTTCCGCCAGAGCCAGTAATTACTTGGACTGGATGTGAATATTATACACAAAATAGTTCGTACGAATTTGAATGTAGTGGTACATATGGTAGAACTGCGTACTTTGATATTTCTTATTACAGAAAAGAAAAATTAAGTGATGGAGTTAGAACTGGCGTATTTGATTATAATTGTTCAACGACTAAGACATACACCTCATATGGTGACTGGTATCAGCAAGATGGTAATTGCGGATATGTTACACCGCCGCCACCAGCGTGTATATGTAACTATAGTGCTTCCGACACAGACAGCTACCACTTTGCCCCAGAATGTTGTCCTGGTGGCTCAGCAAGAGCTGGATCATTAAGTGGAACTACAACTAACGCATGTTGCCCCAATGTATCTAGAACTTGGACTGGATTTTATTCTTGTAATAACTATGACGTAAATGATCCAGCAAGCACAAATTATTACCAATGCTATTACAATGGACAATGTACTGCACCAAGAGACCCTTCAAACGGTAGACCTAAATGTTACTCATAATAATTGACAAAAACGAATTGAAAAGGGTATAATAAACTATGATAATTTATTCAGAAATAAACTGGTCTACTCCAGGAATAAAACAAAACCGAATTGATAATAATATTGAGGGTGGCAAGCCATTAGCATTCATTATAGGAGACACGGTTGTAGAAACAATGGCAACAGATAGATGGTTTTCTGATTTAATGGAAACAATAGATGAATTTAAAGATAATCCTGAGCATTCTTCTGAAGAAGTATTTGCAGTAGACTTAATAAAAGATGGCATTGTGGTTAACACACTTATTTGCCCAGAAAAAATTAGATCAATTTTATTGTCAAATCCAACACTAGTTGGCTGGACAAAAGAACAACACAAATATGCACAAATTATTGGTGTAGGCTGGAAGTATATTGATGGCGACTTTATAATTCCAGGAGAGCTTGAGTGACAGAAAAGACAGAGTGGGAAAAGTACCAAGAAAAAGAAAACCTTAGATCAGTAAAACCCTGGGACTTTTTAAACCCTAATACAAATTATGCCTCAGAAGAGTTGGCAGAATCAAGATATGATATTTGCAAAGCCTGCCCCGAACTAATTCAATTAACTAAAACCTGCAAAAAATGTGGATGTTTTATGTCATTGAAAACAAAACTTCAGGATGCAACATGTCCTCTAAATAAGTGGTAGCATTAAAGTTTTATACGGTATAATTATCTAAGTAACACAATCACACATAGGGGGTAGTCACATGGCCACCAGTTATCCAAATAACATAGATCAGCTTGTTAATCCAAGCGGGTCAGATACATTAGCGTCACCGTCTCATTCCGAACAGCACACTAATGCAAATGATGCTATTGAAGCGTTAGAAACAAAAGTTGGCGTAAACGGTTCAACAGATCCAGCATCACTAACATACAAAGTTTCAACTATTGAAACAGTATTGAATGATCTAGAAAATAGCACAGATACAATACAAGAGCTTTTAGGATTAGAGGGCAACAACGATCTAGCAGTCTATGGTATTGAAAACCCTACAAACGTAGACTCCTTTGCAAAAAACACATGGAGAACCGCTAAATATAACATTCAGGTGACAAAAGGATCCGATGTTTATACATCAGAGATTCTTGTTTCCCACGATGGAACAAACATAATGGTTTCAGAAGCAAACATTATCTCAAACACAAGCAACAGCATATTTACTTATACCTTTGAAGAAAACTCAGGTATAATTAGTCTAAGAGTAACCCCTGTTTCTGGTTCAATCTCAGTTAGATATGTCAGAACAGCGCTTAAAGCATAACAAAAAAGCAACAAGAGGAGTCATATAAATGGCAACAGTAACAAAAAACTTTAGAATTAAATCGGGCCTTATAGTTGAAGGTACTACAGGTACAATCAATGGCCAAAACATACTTACAGAAACAGGCGGGAATGCTTATATTCTCAACCTTGTTGGCGGTGCCACTCTTGTAAAATCTGTAGACGCAGGAACCTTTGCAGTCGATGGTGCAGGCAATCTTACAGTAAAGCCTAATACATTTGATTCATACGGATCAGCTTCAGCAGCTCAAGCAGCCGCTGCAACAGATGCCACTAACAAATCAGCAGCAGCACAATCTGCAGCCCAAGCATTTGCTACATCAGCAGACACAGCACTTCTTGGAACAGTAACAACAAATATTGCAACTGCTAAGACAGCAGCTGAAACTGCAGCAGCAGCAGACGCAACAACCAAGGCCAACGCAGCCGTTGCCACAGCAGCAACAGACGCTACTTCAAAGGCTAATGCAGCACAATCTGCAGCAATCTCTGCAGCAGCAACAGACGCTACTTCAAAGGCTAACGCAGCACAATCTGCAGCAATCTCTGCAGCAGCAACAGACGCTACTTCAAAGGCTAACGCAGCCCAGGCAGCAGCCGAAGCTACAGCTTCAGCAGATGCAACAGCTAAGGCTAATGCAGCCAAGACAGCAGCGGAAGCAACTGCAGCAGCAGCACTTACAGCAGCAATTTCAACAGAAGTTTCAAATCGTAACACAGCAATTTCAACTGCAGTAGATTCATTAGTAGACGGTGCACCAGCACTTCTTAATACATTAAATGAATTAGCAGCAGCAATTAATGACGATGCTAATTACACAACAACTATTACAACAGCTTTGGGAACAAAGGCTAATGCAGCCGATGTTACTGCAAGTCTTGCAACTGCCGCTTCAAATGCATCAGCAGATGCAACATCAAAAGCCAACGCAGCTCAAGCAGCAGCAGAAGCCACAGCATCAGCTGACGCAACATCTAAGGTAGCAGCAGAAGCCACTCTTAGAGTATCAGGTGACGCAGCATCAGTAGCGACAGCAGCAGCTGACGCAACATCTAAGGTAGCAGCAGAAGCCACTCTTAGAGTATCAGGTGACGCAGCATCAGTAGCGACAGCAGCAGCTGACGCTACAACTAAAGCTAACGCCGCTCAAGCAGCCGCTGCAA